ACGAATTCATGTTTGTGTCGTAAACGATTTCAGCGTTTTTGATTCCCTGGGATACCTTGGCGGCTTCCTGAAGGCCCGTGGTCTTACCCGCACCCGTACCACCCGCGGTAAACAAAACCAGGTTGTCGCGGCCTGGTGGGGTGTCCTGGGACAGTTTTTCGGCATACATTTGTTTCACAAAGGCCGATGCGGGTTCGTGAACGTCTGCCGACCTGGTGCGATCCATCCGGTATTCAGGCGACATTTCACGGGCGTCGTCGGTGTTCAGAATGCGCCCGCCGTCGGTGCTAGGCAGCGCGGAATACTCTGCCGCCAGGCCGGTGTAGTCATTGGCCAGGCGATCAAAGTAGGCCGATTCAATAGGATTTTGGCCCATGGCTGGGCCTTGCCCTGACACTTCAGGCAACATAGGCTGCGGAACCAGCGACGCCAGGGTGGCCTGGGTCGGCGACCCCATGGGGGGCTGCGCCTGTTGCTGACCCGCCGCTGCTAAATCAGCAAGCGGGATAGCCATTTATTTTTTCTGATAAGACTTGCGGTCGTGGGTGTAGCAAACGCCATTATGACGGCCACCATCGAATTGATGGTCGGGGCCAGTCAGGTCGGCTTTGCCCATGCCAATGCCATTGACCATGGACGCGTTACGCGTACCGGTGTAATCGCTGGAATCGACGTGCTTCGGCATTTTGACGTCAGCGCCATAACCCTTGGGTTGCATTTCGGCGTTATCGTGTTTCATGGTCATCCTTTCAGTCTAGGAATTTAAGTTTGTACAGCGTGGAATCAATCAACTGACTGATTTCGTCAATGATATTCTGGATTTCGGATTCTTGGGGCAAATCTTCGCGGGCCTCGTCCACAAACTGCTGCATGGATTTCAGGTACTTGACGGGGTCTGTACCGCTGTGGAATTCGTCAGGGTACTTTTTGATCTTGTTGTACCGGCCCTGGTAAGCCTCGGCAAAGTTGTCCACCAGGTCAACGATGCGAGTGTAATAACGCGCCAACGCCTTATGCGCCGAAAACGAATCGGTCGATAGGTGCATGAAATGGGCCACGGTGCTGCTATGCAGCAGGGCGGCTATAAACTCGGCGGCGTCATCATCCATGGGCCGATGATAAGGGAAAAATGGGGGGCCGCAAAGCCCCCCGAAAGCCAGGAGACATGGCTATTGCAAAAAAGAAAAAAGCCGTTGCCATTCTGTATCACTCGGCACGGGAACGTCAACCGGCCAACGATCCTGTTCGATCAGGGTTTCCACCGTTCGTCGGTGGGCCAGCCACCAGGCTTGCTGTCGCTCATGTTTTGACCACTTGGCGCCCTGGTCAATCTCGAAATGGCAAAACATACACAACGCCGCCACCAGGTTGTCGTCCGATTTGATGGAACGCCCCTTACCACCGCCCCAATTCGTATGCGCCGCCTGGACGTGGGAACCGGAACCGCATAGTTGGCAGTCCAGTTCCGACACCAACTTCAGGAGTTTTTTGCTTCGGACGTACTGGCGTTTAGGGTACGCAACTGGGCTTTCATCCATTTCGCTTCCTCGGCTCGGTGGTGGTATTTTCTGTTCCAAGTGGCCTTAAATCGTGAATTTAAGTGGGCTATTCTTTGCTCAATTATTCGTGCGATCTCACCGTCATACGCTCGGTCGCCTGGCGTGTTCGCCAAATCTCGATTTCCAGTCGTGCTGCTTCCAATTCCCATTTCAACGTTTCCTCTTTTTCGATAGCAGCCGCTAGGCCTTGCAGCAAAGCAATGTATTCGGGGTCGGCCAAGGCTTCCCTTTCCTGGGCGTTGGCTGCTTCCACGCCCATGGCCATGCAATCTTTCATCAGCATGGCCCGCTTGCTGCGTTTGAATTCTTCCAGGTAGGTGCGCTGCGCCTTGGCTTCGCCGTAAGCCGGCGCCAGTTCGCGGATTTGCCCCGCGGATAATTCAGGATCAATTCGTCTGTCCACTTAACACCCCCAATGCTCTTAATGCAGCGTCCACGTCTTCAACAATGGCCACGGGGCCGCCGCGCCATGCCCCATGCCACTTCAGTTGGTCTTCAGTCAATCGGCGTTCAGACGGCGCTTTACTGCCGTCTTTAACTTCAATAAGTAGGGTTTTCCCTTGGTGACCCACCAGGAGATCAGGGACGCCTTTGCCAACTGCCGCCAAAGTCTGAACAGTTGCACCCGCTGCGCGTAAAGCCTCGACAATTTGTTTTTGGTTGTCATCAATTTTTGCCGCCCTTCGCATTTTTTTCCTTTAACTTCGATTGAACAGCCGTTGCACATGACCAAACATCCAACGTTTCACCGGCCACGGCCAGGATTTCGTCATTGGTCAAATCTTTCCAGGGTTGTTGGGTATAGCCATGTTCAGCCCATCCGACTTCCTGTTTCAGCAGTTCAACGTATCGGCGCTGTTCTTTAAGCATTGCTTCCAACTCGGCCAGCCTGGCTTTCAGGCTCTGATTGTCGCGCAGCAGTTGGTCGAATTCGACGGCGTTGACCATAATTTGATTCATCCGTTCTTCTCCTTTAGTTTGGCTTCAATGGCACGGGCAAACCCCCCTATGTCAAACGCATCTTCCCAGTGCCACCACTTTCTGCTTGCAACTTCCAAGCGTTCTTCATCAGTCAGCCCAACCCATTCACGCCTTGCTAAATGCCTTCCCCTTGGTGTGCATGGCTCTGTGCAAGTGTCATACTTTTGGCAACATAACCTTGGCTCATGTCGTTGTTTTGCCGTTTCATCGACACGTTCTTGCGATATGTCGCTGGCGTGTACAGGTGCGGTGTAGAAGGCAACGCCTTGTGTGCTCTCTTTGTCTTGCACCCACGCATCTAGTTTTATGTCGTATCTAAAGTACCCATAAGGCTCTTGCTTTGGTGCGGGAGGATTAAACCGCCAGTGCGCTATCTCGTTGCCGTCTTTGTCATGCTGAATAGCATCAGGTTTTGCCATAGGTACACCAGTGCTGTAAATGTGCGTTATGCCACTTGACTCTAGTTTCATATGTTCTTCTCCGTGACTGTTGCAATGGCTTTCGCTATCAATTCGCTAAGTTCATCCCATTCTTTTAGGCTAAACAGGCTCATGTGAAAGTCCCCAAGTTGTGCTTCGTCTGGTGATGCCTCTTTTGTGTCTGGTGCTGAAACAGTTGTTATGTGTAGTCCATCCATCTCAATGGTGACTTCGCTAATTCTTGCGTGAAAGTTGCTCATTTCGACACCCTCATTCCTTTCAAAAACTCTTTAAGTTTTGCACGGGCCAGGTCTGCTTTGCGCTTTTCCTCGGCCAATTCAGCCTGGGTCTTTTGCTTTTCAATCATCGAATTCGGTTTGTCAGGAATGACTGGGCCTTCGTTCAGCAACTTAGCAAACGCCAAGGCCGACGGTGGCCGTTCGGGGTTCATGTACTGCAACGCGTAGTCCATCTTGGGCCGGTAAGTCAGCCCAATACCGCAGACTTCCTTCCATGTCTGCCGGACAATTTTGGCGTCCACGTTGCGCCAGTTGTTTTCAAAGGCTGCACCAAAGACCGCGTTCATCTTGGTGAAAACGTAATCAAAACCCGTGTCGGGATCACAAAAGTCCTTTTGGTTCCACATTGGCAATTACCTCGACGTTGTCATCTTTGGCCCAAAACGGTTTCGCCTTGGGAACGGATAGGCCACGGGTCAGTTGGGCCATTTGGTCGCGCCTTTCTTCGGCTGCGGTTTTCTTCGGTATTTGCTGCCGCCTGACCCAATTGCGCCAGGTAGCCGTCCAATCGGTCTTTACGCCCTTCTGACCAGGTTGGGCTACCCAGTAGTCACGGAACCCCTCGAAAACCTCTCTAGCGTCCAATTCGGGCCTTTGCTGGGTACAAAAAGCAATCCAATCACCTGGCAACTGAAAGTCTTGGGGCAAGCGCGTACCACGCGCTGCACTAGTCTTTTTAATTGGTTCTCGGTTATCGGTTCTCGGTTCTCGGTTGGCATCGTTTTTTGTTCTCCGAGTATGCCCGTCAGATGCGTCGGGTATGCTCTGAGCATTTTTCCACCTGGCTGTGGCTGCTTTCCGACCATGATCCTGGCGTGATCGATAGGCTTCAATTTCAGCGTCGCACCGCTTATGGCGGTATGTTTGGCCGTCTTCAAAGAAAAAATGTTCCAGGATTGCTTGGGTATCCTGGGGGGATGCTCCGAGCATAAACGCCAGTTTGTTAGGGTCTTTAGGAAGTGGGTTTTCGGTGTCGTAATACATCCAAATCAGGCGCAAGTAGGTCATGGCCTGACTGTCCGTTAGCCTGGACGTATCCCGAATGAAATCCCCAATATGGTGGGGGTATGAGTACATCAATCAATCTCCATCGGTGGGCGGCCCAGAGTGGAAATTCCGGGTCGGCCCACCCCTGTTAGGGTGTTTGTTACGGTATCTAGACCGCCCCCGATAGAGACTGACTGATACCGACCTATGCGCTTTCCACGGCGCTGGTGGACATTCTACTTCCCAAACCATTCAGGCTTCAAGGCCTTCAACTGCCAAACCCTTGCTTGCGGCAGGGCATCGCCCCATTGGCTGATCGCCTGGCGCGTGATTCCCAACAACTTGGCCAGCGCCATGGCTGACCCCGCTTTCTGAATGGCTTGTAATTTGTCCATGCTCGCATGGTAAGCCAACTTTCGCTTTTTTGCAACACCCTAAAATAATTTTGTAAGGGGGCTTGACATGGTAGGAAAGCGGGCTTAACATAGGAACCGTAGTGATTGATAACGCCCTCACGGGTCTTTTTAGAAAGGAAGTCAAAATGTCCAAGCAATATTTCTCTTGTGCCGAAACCGCCAAGTTGGTTCGTGCAGCCCTCAAAGAATCATTCCCTGGCGTCAAGTTCAGCGTTCGCAGCAGCGTGTACAGCGGCGGCGCCAGCATCAGGGTTTCATATGTCAACGGCCCGTCGTATGACCAGGTTAAGCGCGTTGTCGGAATGTTTGAAGGCAGTTACTTCGACGGCATGACCGACTACAAAGGCTTGAATTACAGCAGTTTCAATGGCCAGGAAGTTCGGTTCGGCGCTGACTTTATCTTCGTTGAACGCAAATTCACGGTCGCTTTTCTTGAGGCTGCTGTTGATGCTGCGGCTGCTGAATTGGGATTCGCAGCGCCCAAAGTTGTTGACGGCAGTTTTGGTGCTTACGTCGAGTATTCAGCCGATAACGCCCAGCGATTAGTCATGGGCAGGGTTGACGATGTTAGTGAAGTCGAAACGAAAGCCAGCGCCACGCTGGCCCAGGTCGGCTTCCTGGGTGACGACGGTTATGGATACGGCGCCGTTGGCCGTATCGCAGCGTAAGGGGATGGCCATGGACAAGGAACCTAGTGATTTTCAAATCCTGTTGATGGCCTTGGCAGCGGGGGCCGTGCTTTACCCGCTGCTGTTTGTAGTGATGGCAATTTTTTAAGGAGACTGGAATGTTTGAAGACAAATATCAGTTGGAAACCTGGGCGGGGCCGTCGATGGCCACCGTGCGGGCCAGGCAGTTGGCTGCGTTTGGTGGTCGTTGCAAATGCGGAAAACTCAAAGACCCAGTAATGAAGCAAACCGGCAGCCGCAAATGGCTTGCTTGCTTGCGTTGCTTGGGTACTGTGAAGGCGGTGTCGTAATGGCCACGGGAACAATTCGCACGTTACTGGCCGGCGCGGTCATGGGTGGGGCAGTTGTCATGGCGGCTTGGTGGGTTGATAACCAGCCGCCTAGACCCACGCACCGCGAAATCATCCTGGCTTACCAGCAGGGCCGCGTTGATGCTTTGAAACTCAATCCGGTGTCCTGGGATTTGGAACAGGCTTGCGTTGGTTTGTGGGCCGGTCGTTTGCCTGTTGACACGCAAAAGTAAGTTGGCTTACAATGAAGTCATGCCGCAATCGTGCGGTCTTTTATGAAAGGAAGTGAAATGCAAGTTAATCAATCAATCCAGCAGCGCCAAATGTTTGGCTGTGATCCTGACCAATTTTTGGACAGTCTCAAAAACAGCAGCACATACAAGTTCACCGGCGCCCTTATGTCAGCGGCCAGCGTACTTAGCGACGCTCAAGAATTGATGGCCATGGGCGATGTTGAACGCGCCCGCCAGGAAATCAACTTGGCCAAACTGATTATTTTTGAAATCATGGACGGCAATTTGGTTGCCAATGTCCCACGCCAATAAGGGAAACGTAATGACAAAACTTCCCTTTGGCATTGAAGGCCCGTTCAGGGCCAAACGCCAGGTCAAACGTTACGCCACCATCGCGGCCCTCGTGGCCGTCGGCCTGGTGGTCGTATCGCTGACCGGCTGCTCAAACCTTCCGGAAAACACCACCGTCGATGGCCAGCAGCAGTTGGTCATTGACAAACAAATCCAGCCCATGTCGCGCAATGAAGTCATCACCGCGGTGACCGAATGTACGTCCATGGGGCTGCGGGCCGTGATGCTGTACGGCAAACGGAAGATCAACGGATTCACCACCGACATTGTGGTGGATGTTACTTGCGCCCCTAAATACTGAAAGGCAAATCATGGAACCATCATTCAATAAAGTTGCGGCGGCGCTGGTCAAAGCGCAAAAGGAATTTGGCCCCGCGTTAAAGTCCAGCAGCAATCCGCATTTCAAGTCCCGTTACGCCGACCTGGCCGCTTGCGTTGAAGCGGTGATCGACGCGCTCAACAACAACGGCATTGCATTGACCCAGCGGGTCAGCCCATGCGACGACGGCGTGGTTGTCGAAACCGTGTTTATTCACGAATCCGGCGAAATCATCAACTGCGGCCAACTACACGTTCCGGCCACTAAACAAGACGCCCAGGGCTACGGGTCAGCATTGACTTATGCCCGCCGCTACTCGCTCATGGCGGCCTGTGGTATCGCCCCTGAAGACGACGACGGCAACGCAGCCACCAGGCGCCCGACCGCACCGGCCCAGCCGATTCCTGACATTACCGACCACCTGGCGGCCATTGAAGCATCGGCCAACAGCGACGAAATGACTGCCGCATATAAGGCAGCCTATGACGCCTGTAAGGGCAACCAGCAACTTCAGGCAAAAGTCATCGCGGCCAAGAAAGCCCGCATTGAACGCGCCAAGAAGGAAAAACTAGCAAAGGAAAACGAAAATGAGTGACATTGAGCAACGCAGCGATGATTGGTATGCCGCCCGTTTGGGCAAAGTTACGGCCAGCAGCCTTCATAAAGTCTTGGCCAAAACTAAAACAGGTTACGGGGCCGACCGTGGCAATTACATGACCCAGTTAGTTTTGGAACGGCTGACCAGTAGTAAAGCCGATTCCTACGTCAACGCGGCCATGCAATGGGGCATTGACCAGGAACCCTTCGCCAGGGCGGCCTATGAAGCCGCCAAAGACGTTTTGGTGGATGAAGTGGGGTTTGTACCGCACCCGACCATTGAAATGGCTGGCGCCTCGCCTGACGGCCTGGTGGGCGACGATGGCATGGTGGAAATCAAATGCCCTGAAGTTAAAACCACTATGGAATGTTGGCTGTTGTCAGTTGAAGACAAGAATTACATTGAAGGCAAATACTTTGCCCAAATGCAATGGCAAATGCGCTGCGCTAATCGCGCTTGGTGCGATTACGTCATATTCGATTCCAGAATGCCAGACAAAGCCCAATTGCTTGTTACTCGCGTTATGCGTGACGATAAATGGCTGGCCGCCACGGAAGCGGAAGTTATCAAGTTCCTGGCTGAAGTCGATGCCAAGGTCGCAGCACTCAAAAAAATCATAGGGGAATGAAATGTCAAAAGTCGTTAAGGAAATCAGTTGCGTTGTCGGCCAGTACACCAATGCCCAGGGCCAGCAAAAAAACCGCTACCAGCGGATCGGCTCGATCATCAACACCCGAAACGGGGAAATGCTCAAACTTGACGTTATACCGCTGCGGGAAGGGGGCTGGGACGGTTGGGCCTACCTGAACGACCCCAAACCCAGGGAAGACCAGGCGCCCCGCCATGGTGGCTTTCCTGACGACGATTCCGACATTCCAGGATTCTGACCATGAAAGCGGCCAACTTTGAAAAGTCTGACCGCCTTCAGCGGGTCTTCAAGTTGCTGCGACGGGGTGGGGAATACACCACCCTGGACATAGTGACCAAGGCCCAGGTCTGCGCGGTCAATAGCATCATCGCGGAGTTACGGCAAAACGGCTACAACATCAGTTGCCAGCGCCGCGGTGACCGTTGGTTTTACCGTCTAAAGTAGTTCAAAATGCGGCGCGTCTATGAAAGGTCTACGGCCCTGGGCGCGTCGCTCATCAATGTAGGCGTTCATGGCTGACGCCATGTTGCCTTGCCACTTCCGAATGTCTTTGACCGACCAGGCTGCACCCCAGCGCAACGGCACGTCAAACTCGATTGCAGCGGTTTTCATGGCGTCGGCTATGTCATCGTATAGGTTCAGTTCCCAAGACGCCCTGGCGCCCAAATAAGCCATTAGATCGACCGCTTTGCCTTCCAGGTGTTTGCTGGCCATGACTTGACTGGCGCCCTGATTGACCAGTTCGCGCTGGCGTTCCTGGGTGCGCAGCCCTTCAACCACGCCAAAGTCCACTTTGGTGATTTCAATGGCCCGCTTGACTACTTTGACCAGTTGTTCATCCACGCCGGCCAGGTTATCCAGCGACCGCTGCGACAGTTTAAACGTCATTTTCTAGCCCAGCCGGCCACAATCCTGGCGCCAAACAAAAACCCAAACGCAATGTTGGCGGCTTCCAGCGCCAGCGTCCTGATCTGTTCTTGAACCGGAATGTATAGGGTCGAAATGCCCACGCCAATGACCACCAGCGCCCCGACATAACGGGCCGCTGCGCGTAGATCAATGACCCATTGGCTCGGTGTTCCAACGGGGGTGTCTAGGCGGGCCAGGGCTTCTAGCCTGGCGACCTCGGCCTGGTCAAGTTTGATCTGTTCGTCAATGGTGGTGGGCTTGACGCCGCCGACCCATTTGGTAATCAGTTGCTTGCCGCTTTCAACAGCCACCGGCAGCAGCGCCCCGACAATGGTTTCAATCAACATGGTTTACCCCAGTTTTTTGAAGTACGACATAAAGTACCCAACGGCGGTGGACACGAACGACACAATGGCCATTCCAGCCCAAAAACCGCCGCGGCCCTGGTTGGCCAGCGCGACCAGTTTTTCCAGGTTGTCTTCCATCTTGTCCATTTTTTTGGCCATCTCATCAAAACGGCGTTCGTAGTCTTGAACCTTCTGCCACAAAACGCCGTATTTGACTGGATCAAAATTGGTGTCATCAAACGCCATCATTGCCCTTTCTTGCTAACGTCTTCTAAAGTTGAACCAGCACCAGGTTTTAGTGCCTTTTCCGCTTCACGACGCTCACGCGCTGACCGAATTACTCGTCGGGCTTCGCTGCCAATCGGGTAGCCAAATGTCTTCAATCCCATGATGTTGCCAGTCTGTTCCAATCCACCAGCGGCTTTTTCTGCTAAGTATCCAACAAGGGTGTTGGAATTATTGACGAACGACCCACGCGGCTGGAATTGCGTATAAGCGGCCACGTTGCCAAGGGTGCGCAACTGCAACTGACTGTCAGGGTCAAAAATAACCCCAAAATTCTTGACGTCGTCCAGTTTTTTGACGGCCTTGTTGTAGTTTGCCTGGCTAAAATTACCCTTGCCATCAACAATGCCGGCCTTGTCTGACAGCCAGTTGATTGTTCCGGCTTTTATATGCTGGTGGCCAACTGAATCACGGCCCAGGGTGTCCACCATGGTGTTGATGTTTTTGTTAACGCCGTTAATCACAAACTTGTCGAAATACTTGTCAGCCGGCACGGTGTCATTGACCGCGGCTTTGTAGGCTGGGTCTTTTTTCAACGCATCAAAACGGGCTTTGGCCAGGCTACGGGCTTCGTCAGCAATTGGTTTTAATGCCGCGGTTTCATTCGTCAACGGTAAGTTGTCCAATTCCTGAACCATGGTTCGCGCAGCCTGGCGAACGTTTCCATCTTTGGCTTCGGCAGACAATCGACTAAGGTTGCGCCTCATGGACAAATACTGATCGAATGTCATCGTGCCGGTTTCGGCCAATGATTTAAGTTCTTTGTACTGCGAAATGCTTTGGCCGTCTGTTAGCAGCAGTTCATCTGCCAATGATTTGTCAACATTTTTGAGCAACTTAGCCGAATCCACCGGCAGTTCACCGCCAGCCAGGTTCCGCAATTCATCGTATTTATTGGTAATGGTTACATTGCGTTCTTGATCCAATGCTTTGTACGCATCAATCAACGCCTGGCTGGATTCGATGGTTTTGGTGGCGTACACGTCCGGCGCTGCGTTTTGGCGAATCAACGGCACGTTGTCCACCAACTGTTTGTTTTGTTCGTCAAAACGACGGGCAAACTCTGTTTGTTTGCCTTTCAAATTCTGTTCGCGGGACAACTTCACCACGTCGCCGGTGGCCTGGCCTTCAGTCAGCCGAACGGGAATGGGCAACGAATCGCCCTCTAAATGGCGCAGCACCACGGGGGTGTTGACCTTATCCAAAGGCATATTGCCGTACAACTGCTGGAATTCAGGGGTGGCCGTCTGCAACGCTTGTTGAATAATCGTCGCATCGGGTACACCGGCAGCACCCACGCTGGCGCGGCCAGGCACGACCGGTGGTACTGGGGCTGTGGGCTGGCCAGGTACGCCAAGGGTCGGCGCCCTGGTGGGCATGGTGGTCGTGCCAGGCGCAATGGCTTCCACGGCCCCAGCAACACGACGCTGCACCCCGACAGGGGTAACGTCTTTGGCGGCTTCCAAAACCTTGCCACCGGCTGCTTTTGCCGCTTGGCCAGCCATTCCAACTTCACGCTGCACCGTCTTGCTAAACGGCAGCGCAGTCGCGCCCAGTTCCATGTAGTACTGAACGTCTTGTTTTGGCATACCGGTTCGCTGGCTGATCCAGTCGGCGCCTTTTTCGATGTTTTGGCCGATAAATTCCATCATTTGCTGGGTGGCCTCGCCCTTGTATTCAGGCGTTTCGGTAATGCCAAAGGCTTTACCAAAGGGTCGGTCAATGGCGCTGACCACTTTGCCTTTGGTGGCCTCGGCTTCTTCAGGGGTTTGACCCATGGCCCGTGCGCCCGCGTAGGTGACCATGCCAGCCACGCCAGGAACAACGCCGGTGATTGTGTCGGCCAGGGCGGCGCTCGACCGCAAAAACTGGGTAACCTTGCCTGAAACGCCTTTCAGTTTAGGCTTTTCGCCAAAGGCTTCAGCCACGGCAGCGGCTACTGCTTCCGGTTTCATCAGGTCGTCAACGGTAATTTGACCAGGGGTTTCCATGGCTGCCGGCTGCGCGGCTGTGTCACCGGTCACTTTTTGAACATATTGGGTCGGGTCTTTAGTGACAAACCCACCGTAGTCTTTTAAGGCCAGGTTAATGTCACCGCCGCGGCGCTCGACCAGTTGGCCAAGGTAAGTCCTGGCCGCTTCGCGGGCTTCCTTTTCGTCGAACGGGTTAAATTTCATGCCCTGTTTGTGCAGCATTTGAACCGTGTCAGGCATAAATTGATATGGCCCCATGGCCTTGGTCTTTTTGTTGATGGCAAACGTGTCACCACCGCTTTCAACCTGGCGCAGCCGGTCTAACAACTGATCTGTAATAACAGCAGTTTGGCGATTAGTTGGCGTTTTTATACCAAACGCTTCATTAACTGCTGCGTTAATTGTTTTGGGGTCAAATTCGTTCATTATTGCCCCTTTATCAACTTACCCATTTGTTCGATATTTTGTTCCAAACGTTTGTAGCCTGGTGAATTGGGGCCACCAGCCGCAGTAATTACTTCGCGGATCGCCTCTTTGTCGTTGTTGCGCATCGCATCAAACAGCCGAACGGCGTTAATGTCCACGGTCTGCGACCACTTGTTTTGGAAATCACGGGCGGCAAACGGGTCGTTGGATTTGGCAAACGAATTCTGAATGCCCTGGTTAAACAGGTCGGTGGCCGTGGACAGCGCGCGGTTGACCCGCGCCGTCTGTTTAATGGCTGGCGCAGTCCAACTGGTTGTGCCGGAAATTTCCCCAGCAATGCCGCGGGCCGCGTCAGTACCGCCAAGGCCTGACGAATTGGCCAGGGAAGCGGTTTGCAGCGCCATGTAATGACCCAACTGGTTTAGGTTGGTGGCGTTGTCGGTCGTAAACGGCAGCGCAGCATATCCACCGGAAAGCGCACCAATAAAGTTTGCGCCCCGACCAGTAATGACGTCGTCGGCCAGTTTGATAATTTGGTTGTTGTTGAATGTCTGAAGCGGAACCTGTTGGGCTGCGTTCATGCTAGTGCTGCGCAGTTCGTTGGCTTGTTGTAACGTCTGCGCCGTTTCGCCTGGGCGCACCCGTGTAGTAGGAACAACGCCGCTTGGTGCTGCGGGCGCACCAGGCGCTGCTGAAACTCCACCGGCGGCAGGGCGACCGGTCGGTGTTGGCATAGTTGTTCCAGGCATAGGCGCACCAGCCGGTAAATCGCCCGCGCTGATTACCCCCATAAATTCGCCGTTTGGCCCAAGAATGTTTAAAATTTCTCGGTTGTTTATATCCATACGGCCTGTTGGAACAGTACGACTTCCAGGCGGCAATTGGGCTGTGGCCAAAGGCTGCTGGCCGACTGTGACAGTAGGCGCTTGGCCCGCCACCGACGGGGTGGTGACGGTCGGGAATGTCGCTGCACCGGTGCTGATCGTTCCGGCCTGGGGGGCAAATGTTTGTTGTTGGGCTGCGGGCGACAGCAACGAATTAGCGCCCGATATGGCCAGGGATGGCAAGTCAGCGCCTTCAGGAACGTTTTGCAACGTTGTTTTGTAAGCATCCACTAGGCTGGCCAACTCGCGGTTATTAGGGTTTTCCTTAACCAGTTGATTCAGTTCGCCCATGTATGCGCGTTTGTCGTTCACGCCCAAACGGCCCATAACTGCCAGGCGTGATGCAATGATTTCGCGCTGGCTTTGCGTTAATGCCTGGGCAGCGGTGCTGGCCTGGGTTTGCGCGGTCGACAGCGTGGTGTATTTGTTTATCCAGTCCGACCCCGTCAACGGGGCCAGGCGGGGAATCTCTGCGTTCAGTTTGTTAATGTCTACGCGCCCGTCGGTTTGGAAGTTTTCGGGGCGGGCCAAAAAGTCCTGAATGGCCATGCGCTCACGTTCTTTTTGCTGTTCCAGCGTCAGGCCAATTTTTTCCTGTTGGTATTGCTGCGCCCCGCGGGCCAAGTTGACCACGTCGCCCAGCGACATAGTCGGCTGCGGCTTGACCATGCCGGCCACCGGCGTAAACGATACTGCGGGGATTGAATAAGATACGTCAGCCATGTTTTATCCCTTCAACAGCGAGTACATAAGGGCGGTGTTGCCCACGTTACCCAACGCACCAGACATTAAATTGGCCGATGCAATGTTGCCCGATGCCAACGCATTGGCCCCAGCAACACCCAGTTGACCAATCGCGCCAGCCGTTGTGCCTGAAATGTTGGCTATGTTGGCGCCATATTGTTGACCAGCACCAACAGCGCCCGTGGTCGCGGTTTGACCAATGCCAGCAATGCCGGCCAGGGTGTTGTAAATGTTTTGACGCTGCGCAATAACCTGGGGCATTGCAGTCCCAAGGGTGTAGTCGATGGCAAACTTTTGGGCGGCACGGTCAATATTTGATCCACCCCCGCCGACGTTGGCCATTTGCCTGGCTGATCCAACGCCTTGTTCCATGGCAAATTGATAACCAGGAAGATTTTGAATTTCCTCGCGGGTTACTGGGGCGGTCAAACCTGGCAGCAATTGACCAATGCGGGTTAGCGCCCCATAACCCGCTTCGCGGTACGGTTGCCCAAGGGTCAAACCCTTTTCATACATTTCCCGCTGAAGTTCAAGCGTATCCTGGGCGGTTTGGTATTGAAGGGCAGCCGCGTCACTCATTGCCCCTGCTTGCGCTTGGGCGCCTTTTTGTGCCGCCCTAGACTGCATACTAGACCCAATTAGTCCAGCGCCAGCGCCTAGCAGTAATGCGGTTCCTGTTCCGATTGCCATAATTACAACTCCTTAATGAACGTTCTCTCTAGCGGTCGAAAACCGGCCCGAAAGTAAACTTTTTCCATCGCTGCTGCGCGTTCATCCTCTAATGCAATCATAAACAGCGCCCTTGCGTTTTTGTTCTTTGCCCAGGCTTCAATCCCTTTGAACATCGCCTGGCCGATTCCGCTGCCCCTAGCCGCGAGTGTCAGCCACCACCACAATTCCTGTGCCACTCGGTAGTTTGGGCTGAAATACAGGGGGTAAAGCAAACACGACGTTACCCCAACAATTTCGCCATTCAACTCGCCCACCAGCAACAGAATGTCATCATTTTCTAACGAACCAGTCAAAAAAGCACGAATTCCGTCAGGGTCGTAGTCAGCCACGCCCGTCATGGGGCTGGCAGCGTGAAAGTTGGCCAACAACTCAATGTAAACATCCAGGTCGGCAGCGGTGGCGGGTCTGACGTTCAAAACGTTCCCCCGCCAATACCGTTTAAGGCCGTCAGCAGCGTGAAAGTGCCTTGGGCTGGCGTCACGTTACCAATGACCGTGTTGTTGATCTCACCCCCGTTGATGATTTCGTACTCAACAGACAGGCTAACAATTTGGGGGTTTTGCAGCCAACTAATCCATTCCCGCGACGGGCGCCCAGTCGTTTGATCCAAAAAAGGCGACGTCGGAAACCGGATGTTTGTACTGGTCATTAGTTATCCCCAGCCGACGCCTTCAGGTTGGCAGACACCACGACAGCCTTAACCGGATCGGTCATGGCCACCTCGAAAATGCGGTCACGCGCCCAGCCCAGCCGGCGCCAAATGGCTCGGTTTTGATAAGCACCCTGTTTGCCAATGCTGACCCAATGCTCATTCGACCAGGTCGAACCGCCGTCATTAGACCAACGCAGCATGGCCTGGGGGTCTTGGCCCTGGCCGGTGGTCAAACCAACACCAGGCTGAAACTGAATTTGGAATTCCTCGAAATATTGACGTTGCAAGTCAGTCGTAATATGCGGGGCGCGGCGCAGCCGACGGATCGGGTTGCCGGCGTCGGTGTATTGGTCAAAGTCCAGGCTGTAAATCTTGCCGTTCTCAAAGTCGCCCACCAGGTTTTTGTTGGCAAACGCAATGCCGCATTGGGCGCGATGGCGCTTATAAACCGCATTTGGGCTGTCCCACCACAACCACTTAAACCATTGGCCGGTAGTCAGGTCATAAACCCAGGTCAGGTCAATGCTGGGGAACGAAATGACGTAAAACTCATGGCCTTCAATCTGAAACGACCAGGCCCGCGCATCGGACACAACCTGGCCTTGCAGACTGGTTTCGACCGCGTGGGTCGATACCCGCTGGTATTCGTAGCCTTTCATCATGCCAATGGTGGCGGTTCCCAGCGTATCGCGGGACAGGAACATAAAGGTTTCGGCGTAGCGGGCAACGGAAAAGGGCGCACCGCAGCCGTTTTGGCTCGACGTGCCGGACACCCGCTGGAATGGAAACGTAACCAGACCAGGAATTGTGCCGCCGACGTTGATCCATACTTCGGTGGTGACTTCGCCCAACAAATAGACCTGACGGTGGTCAGCAATTAGGGTCACTAAAGTGTCGGGTGATCCGTCTTTTGTGCCGTACAGCAACGTGGTGGACAGGGGCGATCCCAGGTCAGTCACGGCCCAGTTTTGGGTATTGGGTTCGTTGTAGGCAACATAATTGTCCACCGTATCACATACAGTAGCACCCAACCAGTCGCCATCATTTCCAGGCAATTGCACAAACGTGTTAGTGGCCACTACATAGTAATAACGACGCTGTCCGTCCACAATATAAGCGGTAAGTCCCTGGGCGGTCATTATGTTGTCGGTAATCGACACCGGCCCGCTGCCGGTGGTCAGCGTTCCCACTTGAATGTAATTCAGACTTTGGTCGATCCGGTACACCCGATTGCCACAGACTGCGATGGCATACTGAAGGCCGGACAGCGCCCGCATCCCACGCACTTCAGCGGAAATTGGGAATTGAATTTCAGTTACCAGGCCAGGCGTGGGGTATAGCGCAACAATCCCACGTTCACCAGGCTGTTTGGTCGGGTCGATTTCGGGGTAAAAGTTGATCGTTTCTTGATCGTCTTGATAAATTGATCGAGTTGTATAAGACGCTCCTACAAAGCCAAAATCCATGTTATACCCCCTGACGCAATCTATTGCGGCGCAATAAAGAATCAATGGTTGGGCGTTTTTTATTCATGGTCATTGCTATTTGTCTTGCTGTTTGTCCTGATTTCCGCATTTCCAACACTTGTTGAATTTCATCATTGGTAAAAACCGACTTATGATGATTTTCGCCTATTGGTAACTTTTTGCGTCCCTTTTTTACACAATCTTCATTGTTTGTTTTTATATCGGCAACACGCAAATGCGCTGGATTGCAGCAGATTCGGTTGTCACAGGTATGCATCAAAAATCCCATGGCTCGTCGATTTGTTGGGGCTTTCAAAGTAATTTCACCTGGATAAGCCAGGTTGTAAATAACTCTGTGAGCGTAATAACCAACATCGTTAATCCAAGTTCTTCCATATCCTGATTTAGTTGCCATTCCTTTCCACGTCCAACATTCGTTTTCACTTCGTACATCGACCTTGCTCCACAACACTTCCGGCGTATTTGCTGGCCTTCCAGGATTCAAATAATCAATTGTTCCTTTTTTCTTTCTTAAGTATTCCCTCATGTATGCGTTGTATTTCAAACGCTGTTCTTCAGTCTTTTTCATAACAACTCCTCTCATTAAAGAAGTTGTCATCTTATCCTAAATCCTCACATTTAAACATTATATAAATCAGTTGAAGCCCCCATCGAGGATAAAGGCTGCATCCTTGGGCCGTCCAGTCATTAAGACGTCGGGGTACTTAGACACTTGCGGCGGCTTCATGTTGGTGCGTTTAATTGTAGCCTTGGCCTGGGCAGCGTAAGCGGTGATCTGACTGACCTGGATTTGATTGACTTTGCCAAACATCGGCATTAAGCGTTCAGCCAAACACCAGCGCAACGCCATGTTGTAGCCCTGGGGAAATTGAATGTCGCCGTACAGGTCTTGGAACACGCGAAAAATGGTCTGCGTAAACAAATGCATTTCGCCTTGGGCGGGGTTTGGCCACAGATAAATGGTTCCCAACTGTTCCGACGGCTGGTAATACAGCGACTTAGGCCACGGGCCGTTTAAGGTTTTCAAGCCAATGGATTCGTATTCTTCCAGGCTTAAAATGGCGATGGGATAGTCTAGCCCGCCACCATAAATCGGAACGCCGTTGGACGTCGTGGTAACCCTCACAAAGGCCGATTCAATGGTCAAGGGGCGTTCATAGTAGGCGTCAATGGTCTGACTAACCACCGGAGTGGAATGGTTGCGGCTGACCGTGTAAGTCCCGCCCTCGTTAACGTTGCCACCGGCGCCGGTTCCAAACCCGACAATGGTCGTGCCGGACAGTACGCCAGGGCCGGTCAGGGTCATGCCCATAGTAATTGCGCCCTTGGTCACACCGTCAGTCGGAACCGTTAGGGTCGTGCCGCTGATTGATCCCGTGAACCGTGCCGACACGTTACCGCCTGGGCCAATAGTGTATTGCACCTGGTTTTGAACGCACGGAAACACAATTTCGGTGCGGTAAAACACCATCATGTTTTCGTTTGACCATTGGGCAATCATGTCGTTTAGCATATCTAAACCGTCTTGGGCTTCATCTGCTGTTGGATTCTCACCGCTGGCCAACGCGCCAATGTCTTTCATGGCGCGGGTAATAACATCGTATGGCGTAGTCATATTATTTCCTTAAATGCTCTAAATACAGTTTTTTTGGCAATAGTTAGATTAAATTAATTGGACTAACGCTACACCAAACTGCCCACCGCTGCTAAACGAAAGTGTTAATGTGTTTGATGATCCCGACGGTGTAATTGTTGCACCACTAACAGTTGCACTTGTTACAGCACTAAATGCCCAAGTGTTGTTTGATGATTTAAGGGCGACAAATGTCGCTGAAGTAGCGTTGCTTGACGAACTTTCGGTTCTAACTTGAACCAACAGACTAAGGCTACGGCTTCCAAAAGAAACATTGCCAAACAGGGTGGATAAATCTTGTGCAATGCTCGATACATTGCCCCAATCAAATGTGCGAATTCCACCCAAACTGTCAAACGAAATGCCTTTAACCGACACATTTTTACCGGCTGTTAAGTTGTCAACCGACACTTTTGTGGTTGCGCCGCTTTGAACAATAGGCAATTCTTCAGTACCCGCTAATGGAGTAGTTGACGAATTTAAAGCAGATATTTTTTTGTCGGCCATGACGTTGTTCCTGTGTTAATTAACCAACTTCGTAACCATGTAATTTATTAGTGAATAATAATTGCTATTTCTGCTCTGCCGTCATTAAGTAATCGATTTACACGACCAACTGCTTTTTTGTATTGATTAAAGTCTGGGTCAACAACAACAATACCAGTAATAGAACCATCTAACGATTCTGCTGCAACAATGTAATTGCCTGGATTTGCGCCGAATACATTTACCGGCACTTTTCCTGAATAAGCCACACGGTCAACCTTTATGCGCTCGGCCTCTAGTCTTGCTTTCCATGCTACTAAATCTACGGCGTACTGATCTTTTACTTTTTGATCGGCTGCGTCATCGGGCTGTTTAGGTCGTTTACCAATAACATCTTCGCCACCCCATGTATCGCCACCAACATAAGACGGACTAGTTGATTTAACGCCAAAACGGATCGCTTCTGAATATGTCAGCGTCAATGTACCGTCTGACTTAAATCCTACTATGTCGCCTTTGTTAATAACCAAACCGTTATTAGATTCATACTCGGCGTAGTCAGTTCCACTAGCGTTTACTGTTCCACTAGCGTTTATACTTCTTGATGTAGCCGTTTCGTTAGCAACCCTTAAAACGGTGTTTTGAGTAGATGCAGTATTGGCGTAATTTGCGCCAAGTGTTGCCAATAGCGCTACGCCACCAGTTGTAAAAGTAAACCCAGTCGCCGTAGAGTCAACCGTCATTGACCCATTAGTTTCTAAAGTAATGCTGATATTTTCATCTTGATTTGAGATTATTGTTTTATCGCTTGCATCACAATTTATAAGTTTTCGCGTCCCACCAGAGGCATCTCTAAACCAAAAACCTTGATTGTTTTCAACGCCTAGACCATGCTTGTAAAGGGCTGTGGGTCTTGCGCCTGGAGTCCAATAGGTTATAGAAGCGCCAACGCCACCTTCTATCCGTATATCAAAATCAAGGTTTTCATTAACATCTAAATTTGTAACTTCAAATCCTGTCGTAGCGCCGTCATACGCGATGCTTATTCCCTTTAATCTAGCGTTATATAGCCTACCGTTAGTCGCGCCAGACTTTAATGAACCAAACGCTGTTTGACCATCAGATAAATTGATAAATATATTTTCAAACGAGTTGTAACCAAAACTTGCAGTTCCACCGTCAACATTAAATACGATATTAGTTTTATTGTTGACCATTCTAATGTTGTTAAAAACACTACCTTCCGTCCAGCCAACTGTATTTCTTAAAGATATGCCAGCACCATTGGCGTAGTCAGAAATATATACATTTTGAATCGTAAAAGAAGTTATATTTCCTACTTCGATACCTTTTGCGCTGGCTCCGGATGTTGCTGATCCAATAGCAACTAAACGCAAATCTCGCAATATTGTTATGGAGTCTTGCTGCGACGCAAATAAAGCGTTTATGCCAACACCATCTGCCGATTGATTCAAAATAGTGCTTTGCCCAGCGCCGCTAATAATCATAGATGGGCGCATCGTTAGAGTAGTAAAATTATATGTACCCTCTGGAATATGAACACAATACGCGGCATCAATTGCTGCTTGAATTGCTGCTGTATCGTCTACAACTCCATCACCAACAGCACCAAAATCTTTAACGCTAACAATTTCTTGAAGTTTGTCGTTTACAGTTCTTGCAACAGCGTTTGTTAAAAAACCGCTGGCATTAGATTGTTTAAAACCGATAAGCGCGTCGCCTTTTGCATTATTTGTTGTATTTGCTAAGTCTTGACCTAAATCGCTTGCTACTACTGATCCACCAATGTTGTCCCAAGTACGAATAACGTTATCAGTTGAATCAGCAACAACATATTTGTAGAGCAAACCTTCAGTTGACCAAATTTGTTCCGGTGTGCGACCAGCAGCATCAAGAATAATTGGGTTTGTATTGGCTATAAGGCCAGTACGCGACGTAAATGTGGCTTGTGGCGTAGTTGTTCCGGCGGCGTATGTGTAAATCTTCCCGCCATTTAGCGGAATCCCATTGTTATCAAAAAATTGCCAACCTGCGCCGCCGATAAAAGATAAATTGACTGCCATGTTTGTTCCTTATTCCGTCAATAGATTGTTGTAGGCCGCTGCGGACATAATCACCCAGTTTGTGCCGTCCGACACCAAGGTTGCCCAGTTTCCAACGACAGCCAATAAAATGGCCGTTCCAGCCGATCCACCGCCTTGCGGAACCACGTTACTTGATGCTGACACTACCGTTTGCGCTTGGTAATTTTGAATGGTTAAAATTCGACCAGAAAAACTGGCCGGTGCGGGCAGCGTTACGGTCAGGCTCGACCCTGACTTATTGTTAATGACATACGACACGCCCGCGGCCACCGTGTAGTCAGCGTTGACCGTTACAGGTGCGCTGGCCGTCAATGCGCCGCTAGACGCAATCGTGATCGAACCGTTGCCGTTTGTGACGGTTACACCAGCGCCAGCGGTCAACGTGGCCTTGGTCAAGGTGTTGCCGCTGGTATTACCAATCAGCAGTTCGCCGTTGGTGTAACTGGTCTGACCTGTGCCGCCGTTTGCAACCGGCAGGGTTCCGGTCACGCCATTGGATAGGTCAACTTGCGCCCAGGCTGGGTTGTTGTTGCTTCCGGTATTTGACAGATAACGGGTGGCCGTGGTGTTTTTGGCCAGCGCGGTCAAAGTCGTGCCGGTGTTGTAATAGAGTAGGTCGCCTTGGGAATAAGACGTCAGGCCAGTTCCACCAGCAGTTGTAGGGGTGGTTTTCCAGGCTATGACTTGAACGTTATTGGCGTTGTCCTTATAAAACAGTTTGCCATCGGTAATGTTGATGGCAAGTTCCGACCCTAACGTGCTATTGGTCAGATTTCCGGCAGCAGGGGCCTGGCTGGCCGTGCTGCTGCTGTATATCAGAATAGGGGTGTAACCGGTTTGTGCCATGGTTAGCCCTCAATTTTAGGTTTGAACACCTTGGGCGCCCAGGGCAGCGGGGTGTTGGTTCGTTCAGCCAAGGCTTTTAACTGCGCGGCCATGCGTTTTTCAATAACGCCGTCGGATTCGGTCTTGATCCAGTCCACGACTAGGTCTTCTTTGACTTTATCGAACGGCACGACCAAGCGTTGACCTTTGAAAAACCAGGTTCCTTCGGTTTCCACGGCCATGTCATCTTGGGCAACGCGGGCGTGGTACTGGGCCTGGGTAATTAAACCCTGGTCGTTTGCCTTGACGCTAAGAATTTTCCAGGTGTAGTTCAAAATGCCCCCCCGCCGATGCCGCCAGTTGGGGTCAAAACGCCCGTTGACGGATTGAATTTGAGTTTAGTACTTGACACCTTTGCGGGCAAGTTTCCGGTGCTGTTTGTGACCCAAACAGGGTAATAATCAGCGTTTGTGCTGGTGTCGTCCGTGATTCCGATGTTAACTGCGTCGGTCGCGGTCGTCGCGGTGGCTGCGTTGCCATCAATCGACACGCCGTTCAATGTTTGACTGGCGCTGCCGCGGTTTAGTGCAATCGACGTCGTGCCAATAAACAGGCTGGAATTGCCCAGCACCCCCGACGGAATCGTTCCTGACAACTGACCAGCGGGTAGGTTAGTCAGGCTTGCGCCCGATCCGCTAAATGTCGTGGCTGACAATACGCCCGTGGACGGATTAAATTGGTATTTGGTGGACGACGCGTAAGTTGTTGTTAAGTTTCCAGCCGTTTGGTTAGCAAAAAGCGGGTAAAACGTCGCGTTGGTCGTCGTGTCGTCGGTGACCGTCGCGTAGGCGACAGGCGTGACCCATGACGGGGCGCTGGCGCCGTTGCTTTGCAGCACTTTTCCGGCATCCCCCGCAGCAGAGGCCAAAAACGTCGTTGTACCGGCCCCCGATTGGTAGGGAATACTGGCGGCTGCACCACCCGCTAGATTCGTCGCTGTGGTGGCGCTGGTGGCGCTTGTGGCGTTTCCAACGGTGACGGTGGCTGGGTCAGTCCATTGGGGAGCGCTGGCCCCCGCGGTCATTAGGTAAGTTGATGTTCCAAGGCCCAGGAACGTAGTAGCGCCGGAACCTGTTTGGTACGGGACGGAACCGGCTGCGCCGCCAGCCAGGTTTGTGGCTGTGGTCGCTGTGGTTGCGCTTCCGGCGCTTCCCGCTGTGGCTGCGTAACTGACCGATAACGTGCTTGCCGCGACGTTTTGCCAGTATTGGCCCGTCGAGTTGTACTGGATAACGTCAAGGTTGTTAAGCGTACCGAATTGGACGTTGCCATCGGTTCCCCCTAAAACCGACCCAAACGTAGGCCGGACAAACAAAATACCGTTCGATGATCCAACGTGAACCACCGCAGCCACCACCGCAATGGCGTTGGGTGCGGCGGGTTTGGTTTTGGTCAGCCCACCGGTCACCGCTGGGTTGTAGTACAACACCTGACCCTGAATCCAGTTTTCTGCCCCGCCGGTGGTGTCAATGTTTTTGACTTCACCAAATTCGGTGACAAAAATCCAGTCATTGTTGTTGCCGGATTCGTCAGCCACGCCCAAGATGTAGTTGGCCTGGTCAACGGTCAGTCCTGTGGCTGCTTTTCCGATCAGACCCCCTGAAGCGCCTAGCGTACCGGCAAACGATACGACCTGGCCTTTGGTAATGGTTCCCTGACACCTGATCCTGTAAAACTGTTCTTCGCCGACGTGCTGCACCACGTTTCCGTTCATTTGGAACACAAATGTTTGGAATTGGTCGTTGCTGTCGTAATACAGGCGCCCCGTTGCGTCGGTCGGCAGCGGGCTTTGCGTCGTATTGAAATCAATATAAGTCGGGGTGGCAATCGACCCTGTAATGGCCGACATACTGGTTATGTCGTTATTGGCCCCCAAAACAGCAGCCGACAGGTTTAGCCTGGCGTTTGCTGCGTCCGATGCGCCCGTTCCACCATGGGCCACGCCAACGTCGGAACCTTCCCAAACGCCCGTGCCAATGGTTCCCAGCGTCGTAATGCTGGTTTGGCCGGCATAAGTCGTCGAAATTCGCAATCCGCTGCTGCTGGCATCCAGCGTCGTGCCGTTCAGTTTGACTGAAAACGCGTTGGAAATCAGTTGCAGCCCGTTTCCGGCGGTGTAGGTTCCCGCCCCTGAAAACTGCGTCCAGGGCATATTGGTCACGCCAATTGTGCCGGTCGGGCCAGCGGTGGTGACCCAGCCAGTTGCCGATAGGCTGACGCCGTCTTCAATGAAAGTGAACGCGCCAGGCACTTCCGACCATACGTTCATGTCGGCGGTGCGCGTCCAGCCCGATGCGGCTGCGGCATAAATGCCGTTTTCGGCCTGGTTGGTCTGATTCTTGACCAATATGCGGTCGCCCGCGGTCAGGGTCGAACCCCAGTCACCATTGGCCTGGGTGGCCAGGCCCGACAGCGTAATGTTGCCGGTGGTGGTGTAAAGACACGACGCCTTAATGTCCAGGCCTTGCGCGACGCTGTCAACGTAGGCCTTATTGGCCACGTCAGCGTCAGCGGTCGGGGTTGCTGCGACCTGGGCGGTCGTAAAATAGGCCGCTGCGGGCGCGTTACCACCAATGACCGACGAATCAATCGTCGAATTGGTAATGGTTAACCCTGACTGAACAGGGTCGATAGGGGCGAAAAAGGGCGTCCCAGCAGGGCCGACAAAATACTGAATCGCAAACGTCGGTTCAGGATCGAATACCCCCTGAACCGGAACGATGTTGATGGTCTGCTTACTGGCGACCTGATTGGCCATGGTTTACCCCGCGGCCAACGGTGTTACATAAACGTCGCCGTTTGCGGCACTACCGATTAGCGAAACGAAAAAGTTATTACGCGGGGCCGGAACCACAATGGGATAAATCATGTTGGGCGGCAGCACGACGCCAGGCGTCGATGCGGTGGTTAGCGGAATAACGGGTGCGGGTGTCGTTCCTGAAGTCGTCCCCAGGCTAACCGAAACGGTGGCCGATCCAATGTTAATCAACGCAACGTAATTGTTTTCAACGTTGGTGTTGGGGGTGATTTGCAGGGGGGTGGTGGCGCTGGTCGCAACCGTAATTCGGCTGGTCGGGCCATTGGGTCTGAAATTAGGCAGCATAGGTTTCCCCTTTCAAGCGAAATTATAGGCGTTCAAAGCGAAAAAGCCACCCCTTTTGGGGGCGGCTTTCCCTGTTCATTATTCCATTCCAGGTTAGGACAGGAACGTAAGGTCGTAACCGTAAATGAACACGTCGGCGGTAGCGGCTGCGCCCTGAACCGTGGTGCAACGAATGTAAAGACGATCAACGTCAATGGCGTCGGTCGAAGTTGCAGCCGTTACAACCACTTTGGCGCTAGTGCTGTTGCCGGACAGGGCATAGGCCGACTTGATAGCCGTTCCTGTTGCGCCTGGGCCGGTATAAACAGCCAGTTCAGCGGTGTCAAGGTCAACGCTGGCGTTGGCCACAATGATGGACTGAACGCTAACGTTGCCGCTATCGTTCAACATCGCTGCGACGGTATCACCGACGGCGTTTAGATTCACCCCTTTAGCACTAGCCAAGACGCGAAGCGCCTGGTTGGTGGCTAGGTTGGAAGGGTGGTTGGTTTGGGTACTTGCGGGGCCTGGATTTGCCATGATTGGTTTCCTTTCAGGTTAAAAGTTAAGCCGCGACACGGCAAGCGAGTTCTTGGTACAACGGCGCCCAACCATACAGCACGTCCAAGCGAGTTGGAATGCTGTCGTTGTTAATCGTGTACTGACGAACCACGCGGATCGACAGGCCAAGTTCTTTGTCTGACGCACGGCCAGCAAAGTGAACACCATCAGGCAGTTCCAGGTCAGCCGTTGCCAGCGTGAACGCATTGCGGTGCATCACAATGTTTTGAGGGCTGACAGTACCGGTTGCCGACGTACCGATGCTGAACGGGGTGACCGTTGCAGTTGCGGAAGTGGTCGGAATGGTCACGTTTTGGAATTGGCCGGCGGTAATGATGGCAGGGGCCACGGTCACCGAAATGGTGCTGGAACCGGAACCGGTAACGGTCGATTGAACGACAAAGTTACGCAGTTTGTTGGAACCATAAGCCTGACGGTTTTGTGGGTTGACGGCAAACACGTTGGCAATCTGAATCACGTCGCCCTGGTTCAGCGTCAATCCGGCGCTGTGGGTCAGGGTGATGGTGGACGTGGACGCCCAGCCAGTAGCGATACCGATTGATTGGGTGTTGGCAGTCAGCGTGCCAGCGGTCGTAGTCCATGCACCGAACGTTTGCGAGATAACGTTCTGATCCATTTTCCAGTTCATGCCGCCCGAATCACGGCCCATCAGACCCTTTTGGTACTGGGTGCTGACAGCGGATTGGGGGTTGAACAGACCTTTGAGGCTGTCAACAATGGTGGCGCTGGTGAATGGCTCGATGATGCAAGACCGGCGTCCGTCGCGGGGCGCACCCTCTGAATCCAGGTAAGCCTGGGCGGTCAGGTAGGTGATAAGACCCGTGGGCGGGGTTCCAGCGGAACCAACAATGTTGGCGGTGCTGTTTTTGGCCATGGTCAGACCGTCAAAGTCGATCTTGTTGGCGATAGCGGCGACGGCGGGCTTTAGCACTCGGTCGCTGAACATATCCAACGAAAGGGCCAGGTCTTGTGTCGTGAATTGGGTGTCAACGTGGAATTGAGTTGACAGGGTCACGGGGATACTGGTTTCGTTGAAATCTTCAACGTTAAGGGCGGGGCCGGTCGTACCGATAAAACGGCCAGGACGGCGAACGTTCAGGGTGTTACCAATTTTTGCGCCGACAACAGCGAATTGGTCGTCATATTCGCGGTTTACTTCGCTCGAAAAGGTAAGTTCGTTTTCCAAGACCATCAACGCTTCGTTGGTGATCTTGCTAATGGTTAGCAAATTGTTGGACATTTTAGTTTCCTCAAAAAAGGGTTAATTGTCAGCGGATTTTCTTTGCAGCACGGGCGGCTTTCCATTGTTGGTACGTTCCATGGAAATTGCCATCGGCATCCAGGCCCGCATCAACTGTGTTTACCGCACCGCGCAGCGGCGTAATCGGCGCTGGCGCTTTTGACTTCCCAACAACAGCCTTCACGTCAGGTTTGGCGTCGCCTTTATCAAAGCGGGCCTCAATCTTCCCAATCTCGCGCACGGCAGAAACAACTGACATATCGCCCAACTTCTTTGCAAACTCGCTGTTTTCAGCAAGGTAATACAAAATTTTTGGGCCATGCTCTGATTCAATGATTGCATCGCGGATCGGGTCAGAAACCCTAACGTCGCTGCTTTGCACCATGTCATCAAAGTCGGGCAATTCGTTCTTGGCTGCGTTCACGCGGTCTGCCCAGGCTTTGAATTTCTGTTCCTGTTCAGCCGCGGCCTTGCGGGCCTTGTCCTCTTTGTCCCGTTCCATCAGTTTTCTATCAGCGGTATATTCGGCCAACGCTTTCGCGTATTCGTACATATCGCTGAATTGTTCCGGCTTCGGTTCCTCGCCCAGTTCGTCGTCCGGCTGCTCTGCCGGCGGGTTGACCTTGGCTTCTAGTTCCTTCAGCCTGGTTTCCAGGGCTTCCCTGGCTTCGCGCTCTCGCCGCGCTTCTTCGCGTGCTGCTTCGCGTTGCTTGGTAATCTCTGAAAACCGCCTTTCCAACTTCGGATTAGGCTTTTTTTCCTTCGGTTCCTCTGTTGCTGTCGCGTCCTTCCCTTCCTTATCCTGTCCACTTTGATCGTCCTGGGCATCCGGCTCGGCAACGGCGCTGTTCGCGTCTTCGTTGGCCGCCTCGTCTGCGGGTTCTGCATCAACTAGACCAAGTTTTTGGGCTGTGAATTCCGCTAAATTCTCGCTTGTCACCAAATTACTGGCGACGCGCTCTGCTGCTTCCGACATAGGTTCCCCTAAGAATAAACCCGATGAAAACCCATCGGTAGGTTTTGGTCAATTTTTAACCAGTAATCTGTCAATGTCAATTACATGACCCCAGGTGGCATTGGTTGGCCAGGCATCGGCTGTGCCATTGGCGCCATTTCAGGTTGCGGCGATGGTGCTGCCATCAATTCCTGGCCAGCCTGAATAAATGGATTTTGTGTTTGGTTGACTTCCATTTCAGCAAATGCAGCGGTGTCTTTTTGCTCGGTGTTGCGGCGTTCCATTTCGGCGGCCAGGGCTTCGGCGGGCAAGCCAGCCAGCACCAGGCGCACCATAGCATCCAGTTCCATGCGGTTTTGATCGGTCACCGCCTTAATATTGGATTGGTTGACCTTGGCTTCGTTAATTGTGTCGGTGTTGTAGGCGCGGCTAATGACGTCCATCAACTTGCGACGGTTTTGGCCGTCTTCCTTAATGGCTGCGACCTGGCCGCGGTTGTTGATCTCTAATTGCAGCGCGATCATTTTTTGTTCCATGTCGGCTACGGCCTTTTGGGCCTGTAACAACTGCATTTGAACCTGGGGCGGCACGTCGGTGTCGGGGTTAATCTGCGACAGCGGGTTCATGGCAGCCAGTCGGTCGGCGATAACGTCGGCGCCAGGAAAATCCATGTTGCGGAACAACAGGTCACCGGCAGCCTGAAACACTTGCGGGTCGGCCATTAGCGGCATCATGGTATCGACCGCTTGCTGGCGCTTGCTGTTGTAGCCTGGGCCGGTATCCATGACCACGTCATATAGGCCAACGGTCACGTTGTTCATAACCTCGCCGGTGGCTTGCATTTCGTTAATGGTTACCAGGTCAGGCTTGCCGTCCACGCCGATGATCCGCAGCACCCGCTGGGTGTCGTAAATCTTGGGGATTAGGTCAAGAATGATTTTGCCCGTGTGCTTAATGCTGCGGGTCATGTTGTCGTAAAAGTGGAAGTTCGACAGGTCAACTTGGGCCTGTTGGCCTTGCAGCGCCTTGCCTGAAATATTGCCAGGTAACGCCTGGGCTGGGTCAAAAATGCCCAGCACGGTCTTCAGGTCGTCGGCAATCGCACCCGCGGCCACCATAATGCCTTCGGGCGGTGGTTCGGGCTGGATTCGGCTCGGCACGGGGGCAGGGACGCCCTCAATGTCTTTCTGTTTGTAACGTAGGACAGGCGTTGATTTGATGTTGGCCAGCGCCCATTCAGATTCGTGGCCCTCGTCCTGACCCTCGGCGATCAGCCACTTGGGCTTTGGCGCCAGGGCGATGCTCTCGGTCATGCTGGTGCGCCAAAAGTTGTACATACGCTGGGGGTCTTTGGCAAACCTGACCAATCCGTACTTCTTGCGCTTGCCCTCAACAATGACCTGGGCGCCGTAGCACGGAATGATCGGAATGTATTTGCCTGGCCACTCGCGTTCTTCCAGCACTTCCATGGCGGTCAACTTGCACCACTTGACCTTTTTGCGGAACGACGGGCGCTTGTCCATGATCGTGATGTTGCTTGCATCCAACAGTTCAGGGCTGGGCAGTTCATCCTCATAAACCTTTGTGCCGTCCGACAGCATGACCAGGGTGGCCTTTTCGCGCTCGATATACCAGTACTCGGCCAGGCGAATGTCCTCTTTGGTCACCCATTCGGCATCGCTGTCACCGGTGGCACGGGCGGCAAAGTTTGCCCCGTCATCAGCGCCAGGGTAGCGCCGGCGAAACTCGTATTTCGACATGACGCTGGTGATTAGGCAGCGTTCGGCGTCCGATCCATCAGGCGACACGCTGTTGGGGTCAAAATAGACCGAAAACGGGTCGTCGATTGGCTCGATGAATAGTTCCTGGTCGAAACTGTCTTCAGAAACGTAGTCGGTGGTTACTCGCCAGTAGCCCCAGCCCATCTTGACGGCGTATTCAAAGGCCGTGTCGTAAGCGGTGTCAGCGTTGGAGTTGACCTCGATATGCCTGGTGATCCCTTCAATGACCTGGGCAATCTTTAAGTCGCCCTCGTTATTGACTGGGTGAACCTTGATGCGGGGCCGCTGCTGGCGCTGCTGGTTAGTGACCTGGCGCACATAGGCGTCAATCTTGTTGATGGTCAGGCAAGGGCGGGATTCCAGGTTGCGGCTGTTTTGAATCTCGACCGGCCATTGATCGCCCGCGGCAAACTTTAGGTCGCCCAGGGCTTCGGCTCGGTTTTGGCTGTCGGCTTCGCCCACCAGGCGCAAAAACTTGATTGCTTCGCCAATACGGCCATCTAAGTCGGTGTCTTGCCAGGGCATAGTTTTTCCTTTCAGCCCATCCAATTGCCCGCGGTGGCCATGACTGGCCGCTTTTTGGGTTTGGCTGGTTCTTTAATCATCAACGCAATATATCGGAACGCGTCAGCCCCGTGTGAATATTGGTCGTGCAGCGGTTGTTTGCTGAATTGGCCAGTTTCGGGGTCAACGTCATACCGATAATGACGTAGGCAGTTTAATCCATCGGCGGTGTTTTCTCTATCAAAATAGCAGTTCGGAAACACCGTGCGGGCCGCGTTGATCGAATCCACGACCGGTACGCGATCCAATATGCGGGTCTTAAACCCAGCGTTACGGACAATGTCTTCAATCGACCGACCGGCTGCGGCCAGGGTTTTTGACTGGGCATCGTGCGGCAGCCATATCG